AATCTCCGCCAAGAAGTCGCGGTGGGCATAGGGGAAGAAGTGCCGTTCTAGTCACACTTCGGCAGGCATTGCGCGTTAACTAAACAACCAAGGAGAACCAAAATGCTATTCATAGACAAACCCGAAATACTCGAACCTACAGGGAGAGCCGTAAAACAGTTCGTGGAAGAGTTGGAGTTAACCCCTGCGCGTTGGGCTGAATACCGACGACTGGAAGACAACAAGACAAACCGCGCCAACTTCTATGTCACACGGCTCGCGAACGAGAAGCGTTACCCGCACACGGAATGGCGACTCGCCACCGCCACCACAAACGGCGCACCGATGGTTCTTCTGATTTGTAGAGTTTTAGTGGCGCGAGGCGATTAGTAACCCCTACTAACCGCCCGAACGGACACGCCCCTGCCGCTATGGTGGGGGCGTGTCTTTACCTGACCAACCCCAATCACCACTACACGACGCCTCTGTCGCGCTCAACGAAATGTTCCTGACAATGGTTGCCTCGGGCTTCAAAGAGGAACAGGCTTTAAGGCTGATCGCCTACCTGATAGAAGACATGACCTTCGAGGGAAGCAAGGACTAACCCCCGTTACAGGGCATATACACCGCCCTTTACTTTAGGATGGCTCACATGGCGCAACCAGACTTTCAAGAACTTGGTTCCTCGGGGCTTCAACACGCATCAGGCTTTGTCATTGATGACTTCATCGCTAACCTTCGCGGCGTCCAAGGGATGCGGGTCTGGCGCGAAATGTCCGACAACGACCCTGTTATCGGGGCGATGCTCTATGCGATTGAACGGCTGATTCTCGCTATCGAATGGAAAGTTGACCCGTACACCGAGAAAAAGGTGGACTCAATCAAAAAGAAGGATCAGCAGAACGCCGACTTTATCTCCGAATGTATGGAAGACATGTCGGAAAGTTGGTCTTCGATGCTGTCCCAAGTTCTCTCCTTTCTACCTTTCGGCTTCGCCTACTGTGAAATCGTCTACAAGAAACGGTCATCAAACGACACGAAAGATGCCCGCAAACGCTCCAAGTTCACTGACGGGAAAATCGGATGGCGCAAGATCGCCTTACGCGGTCAGGAAACTTTGTGGAGTTGGGAGTTCGACGAGAACGGCTCCATCAGAGGGATGCAACAGATTGACCCGTCCATGCCAAAGGGTGTGGTGACTATCCCTATCGAAAAGGCTCTCCTGTTCCGCACGGCAACCGCCCGCAACAACCCTGAAGGGCGCTCGATACTCCGTAACGCCTACCGCCCTTGGTTCTTCAAGAAGACCATCGAGGAAATCGAAGCGGTTGGTATCGAGCGAGATTTGGCTGGTTTACCTGTCGCCTATGTGCCGCCAACGATGCTGTCGTCAACGGCGACCGTCGCCGAAATCACCGCCCGTAATGCGATGCAGGATTTGATTCGCGGCATTAAACGAAACGAAAATGAAGGCATCTTGTTCCCTCTCGCCTACGACGAGCAGGGCAGAGAGTTATACAAGTTGACTTTGCTGTCGTCTGGTGGGAGCCGCAACTTCAACACGGACGCCATTATCGCCCGCTACGACCAGCGGATAGCGATGGTTGCTCTCGCCGACTTCATCCTTTTAGGGCATGAGAAGGTTGGCTCGTTCGCGCTGGGGGCATCCAAGATCGACTTGTTTACTTCCGCGATTCAGCAGATCGCCAACTCTATTGCCGAGGTGTTTAACAGTCATGCGATTCCAAGACTGTTGAAACTGAACGGGATGGATGTTTCCCGCGCCCCAAAAATTAAGGCGGGCGAGATTACGCATGTGGACTTGGGTGTGTTGGGTGACTTCATCTCGAAGATGGCGGCGGCTGGGGCAATGCAACCAGATGCAGGGTTGGACAACTATCTGCGCGACTTGGCTAACCTACCGAAACGGTCAGAGGAGGAGGGTGTTCCGCCTGTGGGTATGGGCGCCATCCCACCTAACGGCGCACCTGCGCCTACAGGCACTCCCGCGCCTGCGCCCGCGCCCGCGGAGCCAAGCCTGTTCGACCAGATGGGCGAACCGCCACCCGCGGCTAATGCGAAAGGCTAACCATGCCTTTCGTCACAAGCCACAGCCATCCTGTCCAAAAGGCGTTAGAAGAAGTCATTGATCCCGTCATGTTGGCGGACATAACGGCGCTTGCCTCGCTGTACCGCAACGCGATGGTGGGGATGTCGGCGGCTGTTACGCAAGCCCGCCGCGATTTGGAACAGCAAGGTCAGTTGGGGACAGTTGACTTAGGGTTGTTCCAGCAGGTGTTCACGGCGAGAGCCATAGAGTTTTTGCGGGAGGCTCTTGGGGAGATAAGTGCGTCAACAGCGGAACAGATTTTGGCGTCCGCGCAGACGGCGATGAGGACTTTGCCGTCACAGATTTCGTTGAACATGGCGTTTGACAGGAATGACCCTCGCGCTATCTTGTGGGCGCAACAGCGGGCTGGGTCGCTGATACGGCAGATAGAGGCAGAGGCGCTACAAAGCGTTAGGAGCATCATTTCGGGTGTTTTGACCACAGGGGGCGGGGTGTACCGTGCGGCGTCTCAGATAAGCCGTGTGGTGGGTCTCCATGACCGTTGGCAGACCGCGGTGAACAACTATTACGGGAAGGAAGTGACTCGGCTAACAGGCGGGGGGATGGACGCGGACGATGCGATTGTTGTGGCTCAGGAGTCGGCGCTTCTATATCGCAATGAGTTGATTTTGGCGCGGGCGAACATGATTGCCCGTACCGAGATTTTGGCGGCTAACAACATCGGTCAAATGTTGTCGTGGTATCAGGCGGCGGATCAAGGGTTTTTGGATTTGGCTACCGCCGAGAAGGAATGGGTTGTCGGTCCTGACGGGTGGAAAGGGGTTATGGTGTGTCCGCGTTGCATGGAGATGAGCGGTGAGCGTGTCCCCGTGGCGAGCGTGTTCAGTAACGGGGAAATTGCCCCGCCGTTGCACCCTAATTGTCGATGCGTTATGAATCTGATCGTGTTGGCGGACATGGAGGGTGCTGATGTCTTGGAGTCTTAAAGATATGGGTGGCACGGTGCTGGTGGTACGCCGTGAAGACCAAGCGATTGTTGGGCGTCATAGGGATAAGGCTCATGCGTTGGTTCAGGTGTCGGCTTTGGAGAAAGTCTCTTTCGCCACGCGGTCGGAGGCTGGGCGGTATGCCGCGAACATGCGGTGGAAAGGGCATGTTAAAGGGTCGGGGGAGAAAGGGTTTACCTACAACAAGGTTGCTGGTTTTGTGGGCGGCACGGTGCGTAAACCGAAAGACGGCATGGATTTATTTGATCTGGCGAGAGAGAGCCTGCCGATAATGACCGAGCGGAACTCTAGGGACATCAACAATGTGATCGATGTGGAAATGGATAAGGATTCAACCGCGAAAAGGCTTGTGCAAAACAATCTTGCCGCCGTTTTGAACGCCAACATGACACCCGAAGAACTTGTAGCGGCAGGCGACGCGCTACTCGTATTGAAAATGGGTATCGGAGCCGAGAAAACTCGGAATTGGGCGGAGGGACGCGAGGCGCATGTTTTGGCTATAAAGGTGGTGGACGCATGGGCGGGGTCATCTAATGATGCCAACATTGTGTCGTTGGCGGTTCAACGCATTGTGGCAAGGGAGTTCGGTTTAACCGACACCACCGAGTTGAGTCAGGTAGGGTGGAGTGCCACGGGCAACATGTCAGACTTAGAAGGGATGGTTGACGAGTTGCTCGCAACCCCACAGTTGAACAAAGCCTTAACGCTTATGGTTCACGCGCAGTATGACGCTACGCAGGCATTTTTGAAGGCGCAAGGGGTCGAAAGCGTGGAACTTCACAGGGGCATGAGAAGCGCGACTCTGTGGAATGATGTTTCTGCTATTTACGGCGGGAAAAATGAGGAACAGCCAAGGGATTTGCAGTCACGCCCTCTCAGTTCGTGGGCGGTCAACAAGATCGCCGCCGCCCGCTTTCTCGGCAATGACCTTGGCGGAGGGGTGGATGGCACATCCGTGATGCTTCGCAGAACTGTCCCTAGATCACAGATATTCAGCACCCCGTTCACGGGTATCGGATGTTTGAAGGAAACCGAAATGGTAATTTTAGGCGGCATACATGAAACCGCGGCACAGGCGTACCCCGTATCATGACCGTCTTCAGCATCGATGACACGCTAGGTAACTACGATTGGATTAAAGCCAATGCGTTCGATTTCCCGTCGGTAACAAACCTCGCCGAGTTCATCGAGCAACTGTTCCTCCCATCTGACCCAAAACTTTTGAGGGACGCGCTCGCCAGTTACGCAGGTATGGCATGGCTTCCTGTCGCCCCACCAGAAATCCGTGATGCGATCATTGTCGCGGTAACAGAACTGGAACGGCTAGGAATGGTGAAAGCAACCTTCGCGACCCGTTCAGAAGCG